CGGGATCCTGTTTCACATCTTCCAAATCGCTCATACATCACTCCTTGTGGTAAAAGCGCCGGGGTTTCCCCCGGCTTTGATTTTATGGGTAAGTAAGCTCCGTGGTGTTCGGAGTACATCCAATGCCGAAAGAATCCTTGACGGCATCCGTAACTGTTGCAAGTACGGTTGCGGTTCCGAAAGCAACGGTCGGGGTGAAGGTTCCGACAACGGTAGCCGTTCCCTGATCCGTCCATACGATCGTACCGGCAACAGATGCGCCGCTCTTGATGAAGATGACGCTTGATCCGACAACAGCGCTCGCCTCGGCGATACTGAATGATCCGCCGCCAACCTTCGAGAAGGTCAGGGTTGCATTTGTGGTTGCAACAGCGATCACGACAGAAAGGGCGCCGGCATCGATTGTGGTGCTTGCGACGGGTGCGTTGAACCAGTTTGTCACAGTGCTTGCAACAACATCAGGATCATTCGACCGCGCATGCGTACAGATCACATCGCTTGCCTGCAGTTTGACGAATTCACCCATAAGCATCGTATGCTCTGGTGCAATGGTTTCCTTCTTGGTGTTCGCGCCCTGGTTCGGGATGGTGAATTTACCTTTGAGATACCAGAAGTACTCGTAGATTTTATCACCGCCCTCAGTTCCGCCGATCCATACACGAAAGCCCAGCGCGTAGAAAGGCGACTGATCGACAGATCCTTCCTGCACGATGCCATTGGCCTTGGTCTGGCCAAGAACAGCGGCAAGTACTGACGGGTCAATATCGATGAGTTCGAGCGATGCCTGGAGATTTCCCCGGGCGTTTGTGGTGAAAAACGGTCCATTGTCACCCCAGTCGGTAATCAGTGATCCGTTCGGATTTCCCTGCATTGCGGCAGCACCGGCGAGCCTGACCGGGGTTCCCCATGCAGGGGTCCCTCCGATAACATCCGAGCCTTCGGTGAGTGGCGCAACATAGACCGAATCAAGACCAATCTTTGGTCCATATTCCATGTGTCCCTCCTAAATTAATTCGCTCGGGAATAACTCCCGGCTAAATCTCATAATGCGATGCCGCACATCCGGAACCGGATCTGAAACCTCGCCATTACTTGTACATGCAAAATCAAGGTTGTAAAAAACCAGGGCAACCGCTGATCCGATCGCTGATGTTGTCGGCGCTCCGGCTTTTGCTTTGGTGAAAATGTGGATAGTCACCGTCACCGATGAACCTTTCGGTTTATTATCCACAAATTCCCAGTCCCGCTGATTGTCATCCATGATGATTACCATCGGGAATGTATTCACAACCTCCGGCCATGCATCAGAAATATTATTAGTCGAGCCTAACAAACTTATGAGCGCCGAATCTGTTGATAGTTTACCATAAAAAAACGCTTTTGTCTGTAGCATTATTCGACCTCTGACTGAATGGTTATTTCAGGAATATCATCTGTGTATATCTTCCGGAACATGGTTGATATTTTATCCCTGAGTAGCTTGACGGCAGTTATAAGCCACGGACGGGGCTGTATGGTGCTGGTGCCATGCTCGAGATATGCCGGGTATGGCGGGTTTTTCAGCTTCGATCCCACCCTGCCAACAACTCTTCTACCCTTGATTTTCACATCATGAGCCACCGACCGTATCATAGTCCCGGAATCAGGAGCCGGTGCAAATCCGGGCTTCGATGGGTGATGCCCGCGCTTCCCGGTTGTCCGCGATGTATCGACCTCGGTGTCGCGCATATTCTTTTTGGCCTGCGCTTCGATCATCAGGACGGCATTGGTGACGGCCTTGACTTTGTTCGATCCGACCAGCTGGGCTTTTGCTATGAATTTCGCCCTCATGGCTTCAATCTGTTTTTTCGTGTTGGCTTTATCCTGCGCGATACTCATCACTCACCCTGTACCGGTATCAAGATCATTTCGATGTGACGCGGCCATGGATTGGTCGCCCGTATGTCATAATAGGCCGTCGTTCCGTCAAAATCACTGACAACTTTTACCCGGTTATTTTCAGCCGTGTATGCCGAAACCTTCCCCAAAAATACCTTTGCATCTGAATTTGCATTGGATAGGCCGTATAGTTTTCTCTCTTCAGGGCTCAGTCTTTTCGGTTGCACATCCGCGCGAACGGTATCCAGTGCGGTCACATATGACCATGTTTTGATGGGTGTGCCTTCGGAGTTTTTCGCAATTACCGGCGAGTAGAAAGATACGGTCGCATTCTTATACATGGCACACCTCTAAAAAAGCCCCAAGAAATCCGGCGGGAAAAGGAGTTAACCCTTTCCGGAAATCAAGGGGCCGCCAAATTTCAAACATCAACAACCATCTTGACGGGAGATGCCGTCCGGGCTTTCGCGTAGAAAACATCGATTGATACATCCGGAACCAGGGCAACGGCTGTACTGCGGACGATATACGCCTTGTCTTCGTCTATTCCGCCGGGTCCGGTCGATGAGTGTGTGATTATTGCAGCCTCACCCTCAACAAGCCAGCACGTGCCGCTTTGTCCGGCTTCCGTTATAGGTGTCCATTCCGTTTGGGATAGGGTGTAACATTCCATGCCGTTTGAATCGGTGACGAAATGCCCCTGCAGGACAGCCTCCATTGACAGTACTGTTATATTATCTTGTGGAATTATTTCTATCTGCTGACCAAGGTCGCCATCAATGCGTGATGCCGCCCCGTGATCAGCCGGGAATTTATACTCAAACGTGACGCTATGATTTCCGCCGCCCGCTTTATCAGAATAGGTTTTTATCCCATGCAGGCCGAAGTCCCTGTTTTTCCTGATTGTGAACAGGTTATTATATTGCGTGGCAGATATTTTTTTTCTGAATATAAAGCCTTTGGCAAGTGCGTCCTGATCGCCGAATTTGCTGTCATCGGGTGCGGTGGCGCACTCTATGACAAGTTTCAGTGTGTAGAAATCAAACTTTCTACCGGTCCCGGATCGGATCCCAAATACTTTATCACCTGCTGAGAAATCGCCAACCATTGATGAATCGGTGATCAGCGCCGCCGTTCCTATCGGGTATGTATTGTTGAATCTATTATTTATCGTTATGACATTTGTCGCAACGTTTATGATCTCGCCTATGAATGCGCCCTGTGCTGATAATATGGCAAGATGATTGCCGATGACAGCCCCGTGCCCGGGCAATAGCGTAACGGTAGATGTATCAACCGTCGCATCTGTTGCGAGGGTGGTGGACGCGATCTCCTGCACCGCATTGACATCAATTATGTTGGATGTGACATCCTGGATGACAACATCTCCCTTGATTGCCTGTGCCCCTATCATGCTATAGCCACCCGGCGCCATGGCGCCAACATCTCGGTTACCGTCTCGCTAAGTCCGCGAGCGGCCCCGTAAGTATCGGAAATTCCGCCCTCCGAATGGGCTTTTAATCCTTCACTTCCTGATTCATTTATTCGGTATCTCTCAATAACGCCTGTCATCGCTGCTGTTATGATGTCCTGTGGCAGGCTCTCCGGATCGTCAGCCACGAATTCGGCATCGCCAGGCAAGTACCATCCGGCGGTGTACGACACCTCGATATCCCTGACCCCGCCTACTGGGTCATTCGTCAAGTTGCGAGCATACCATCTGCCCGACCAGCCGGGACCGTAGTATAACAGGCCGACGGCAAGATCGTCTGAATTTGTGCCGTAATCAGTAACGGCAGTACCGCCAAGGGTAACGGATGTAATTGCTTGGATCGGTTGCGCCCTTAATTGCAAGTACTGCCGGTTATTTATCGCGTACTTTTCTGACGTATAGTCAGCCCGTTTTACCGGATACCCCAGATATGAGGCAACAAGTCCGCTTACCTGGTCAATCATTATGCCAAGTTTGGTGTCTTGAGATGTCCCGGAAATATCAAGCATCGCTTTTACGTCAGATAAAGTACACAATTTCATAGCTTACACCGCGTACACAGTTTCAGCAGTCTTGGGATCAACATCATAGTCACCAAGGATGAGCTGGGCGCATACGATATTCGCGGGAGATGTTCCGCCGGTGTATGTGGTATCCACGGTTACACGGACGAATGTTTTCACGCCCTGCAGGTCCAGTGCATACTCTTTATTGACCCCGGCTGCGTCGATATCAAGGGCTGATTCAAGGGTCTTGAATGTGGTGTAGCCAGAGCCAAGGGTGTCAGAATGCTCGATGACGAGCGCGGTGACGGCAGCATCGGGAGCGCCGGAAGCGGCTGCGGCGGCAAAGATCAGCTTTCCACTGTTCGCTCCGACACGGTTGATACCGATACCGGTGATTTTTGTACCGTCGTTTGACTGGGGAGGAATCGCGGCAAGTGAGTTTGTCACATCATTACCAACGAATACCTGTTGAAGAAATTTCGATCTGGTCATTGTTCGACCTCCTGTATTCTTTTGGGAAAATAGCCGGGATATTTCACCCGGCTATGTCATCAGGTTTTTGAAAACTGTGAATAAACAACAGCTTTCGGCTGACGGACGCCGAAGTCATGCTCGGCAATGATCCGTATCAGGGTCAGGTCCTGGTCGAATGCAGAAACGGTGTCTGATCCGGAGGTGAATGTACCCTCGCGGCTCATCTCAAGGCTGAGGTCATAGGCCACGCCCCAGAGAACCATTGATGCATCGATAAGCCAGAAATCGGAATAAGTAGAGTCTCCGGCCTTCTCGACACTGGATGATGTGACGAACGGATACCCGTTAAGGGTCTTCATTCGTGCCATCTCATCAGCCCATGCGAAAGGACCGGTGGAGAATGCTTTGGACTGGATCCAGCTTTTGCCAATGGGCGAGAGAATCCAGTTCACATTGTCCATGGGCACATTTTCCTGCTCAAGCAAGGCCACAAGATCAATAGGAGTGGTCAGAGCGAATGCGGTAGATGTGGTTCCGGATGTCTGAATGCCGGTGATATTCTTCAGTCCGCGAGGGGTGTACTCTGTACCCGCACCATAAAGGAATGCCTGGTCAAGAGCGATCCGAGAAACGCGCTGAAGGTCTTTTGATACCCATGAATCCAAGCCGACAACATTCTGCCGGAGCAAGGTATTCGATACTGCGGTCATGGCTTTGAGTTTCTTGGCCTTCAGGTTGACTTCACCGAATACGGGCTGGGTCTCGGCTGTTTTTGCAGTCTCACCAACCCATCCTACGGCGGATGAAGTATTCATGCGGGGAAGTGAGAAATTCCCGTTCGGCATGGGCACTTTCTGAACGCCGAGGTTGTCAAGAATAGTCTTGGCATAAAGGGCCTCGATGTAGTCAGGAAGGAGTACCTGGGGAATGGTAAATCCGCCAGCCGAGGGAACGCCTGCAGTCAGTTCCTTCCCGATGATGCCGTGCAGGGCCTTCTCCGAAGGAAAGTACTTCTTTGCGGCACCCAGGATCGCATCACCACCAACTGACTTGATGTTCATAGCGTTTGAATCGTTCATGGCCTTCAAGCCTGACACGATCAGCTTATTGATCATATCGTTGCCTTCAGGGCCCTTCACGCCGCGGGACTCTGCCTGCTGGCTGAACATCTCGAAGATTTCCATCGTTTCAGCACGGGCCTGCTTGCGGCGGCTTTCGTCTGATTCGAGTTCCTTGATACGTGCGTCAACAGCCGCCTTGATAGCGTCCTCATTTGCACCCTTGGAACCGAGTTCGGCGGTAATTTTTTCCCGCTCGGTTGCCATCTTCTTTTCGAACATTGAGTTGAATTTCAGCTCAAGGTCTTCCATGGTCATTGCTGCCATTTTTCTGTCCTTATATGGTTTATCCGCGCGGTGGTTCTTCCGCCGCATTGCTATAATCCCCGGTTGCCCGGCAGGATTAATCCTCTATTTCCAAGACTGTTTCGTCTTCTTCTTCCTCATCACCCATCAATTCTTTCATCACCATTTCCCACTCTTCCATGGCGTCGGCTATTTTCTGATAGCAACCTTTCATCCTGCCGATCTTGTCGAGAGTCGCAGCAGACAGCCTCGCACCCGCCTTCTCTTGTGCTTCCTCGAAGATATGAAGCACGACGCCGGACGGGTCGAATGACTTGACCGCTTCGGCAAGTGCATTCGGATTGGATGGTATTGGTACTGCTGAAAATTCCAACAGTTCCCATTTTGTGATCCGCTTTCCCCATTCGCGCTTCGATGTGGAATTCTGCTCCGATGATATGATCACAAATCCAACCGACACGGCGGACAGCATACCGGTCTTATACATATGGTATGTAGTGTCAACCAGCTTCACGGCCTCCGATGCATTCTCGGGCTTGCCGTCAGTTAATTCCTCAACCGTCGGGAAATATACGTCCGCGTACACCTTCCGTGTTGCCTTGTCTACCCACCATTTCTTTGGGGTTCCCAGCGGGAAATCCCAATACCTATGGAATCCCAGGAATTGCGGATTTTTCGCAAAATTGGTGAAGTCACAGCCGGATGCGACAAGGATGTCGCCATCCCGGTCTTCCGTCTCATTGGATATGCAAAACCGGATCATTCTTTCCCCGAGGTCCACGGGGGCAACGGTTGCTATTTGTTTTCTGGTCACGCTCATAATTTCAATCCTCCGATATAACCGGGGCCATTGAACACCGGCAGTTAATAATATTCCCGGCAGCCCCTACGGGATCGCCCGGATAATCAAGATCCTCACCGGTCTTGGTGAATTTCTCATCTATGCCAACAGTTTCACCGTCAGCATCTACATGATCAAATTCGTCATCCCTGGTCCTGCTGTCATGGATGGATAGCCATTCTTTTCTCTCCACCCCGCTGACCTTATATGTAGCATACGTCCCGCCGTTTACACTGGAAACCGATTCGGTCCGGGCGATAGTCTCTGCCCGGGATTTGCTCATATTATCATACACGCCCTCGCAGGCTGTCATGAGCTTTTTGATCATTACACCAAGGCCGTCACCCTCGCTGATTGAATCACTCAATATTGATGTCAGTAATTTCCGAAGCGCGTTATATGTTGTGGTGTTGATTTCTTTGGCCTTTTTCAGGCCATACTTTTCAACCCACTTATTGAACCAGTCGCCGATTATGCTGTCATCGTCGGCCTTGATTGATTTATTGCCGGCCAGCGTTTCCCGGGCTTGTAGCTTTCCGGCTTTCAGTCCCTCCATCCATGCCGGCGCCAGCGTTCGCTTGACCGCATAATCGGTATCGATTCCGAATTGTGATCCGAGCGCTTTTATGATGGCATCTTCTGTCTTATCGGCAGTCACGGCAGCTTTGATTGATGCCTTGACTTTCGGCAGCTGGGCGCCTGATATGCGCTTGACCGCTGATATGAAAGCCGGTTCGATAGAAAGAGCTTTGACATCAAACGATTTCCATATAGCAATCCGCCGAGATTCCGATTCGTCTGCTATCTTCAAAACCTTCGACTCTACAATCTCCAGGTACTTCTCTTCCTCTTCGGGGGTCGACACTGATGATGTGGCCGGTGCTGACGCTGGCGCGGACTGCTGCGTTTTCTGCGGCATAAACACATCGCCGCCGGGAACCTCGGGGAATCTCCACCGGGTTCTCCATTCATTTATTTTAATCGCGCCTTTTTCAAGGCCAGCATTGTACATTTTAAGGGCGAATTCCTCATCCTCTGAAATGATATTATCATGCAAAAGGATGGTGTCATCGTCAAAATCGGGGCAAAGCTGAGCATTCACAACCCGCTCGAAAAACTTCAGATCATACGAAATAACATTTTTGTTGAACAGATAAAAAGCGCTGTCAATCGTCGCACGATTGGAATTCTCAACGATGCCGTATATCTCGGGCGGTATCTGGTAGTGTTGCAACACCTGATCCCGAAGGAATTTACGGGATTCGATCATGTCAACCTCGACCATCGTGTTACCGAGTTTGACAATTGATGCATCCTTGGAGTTCAGGACGGCGGGCTCTTTCGAATGGGTCCATCCGGCAAGTTTTGACATCCAGGATTCTTTTATCTGTTTCGCCGCCGTCTCGTTTGCCCCGGGCGCAAGGATGGCATAGGGGGGATTTGCATCATTGAAGAAGAAATTCTTTTGATACTTCGATGCAAATTCATCCGTTTCAACCTCGTCCGTTATGGCCTCGCTGGCGCCACGAC